TAAAGCCATTCTCTGGAGATTGTTTTATTAATCCGTCCCATATATCCTGAGTTTTTGCTAATGTTTCTTCTGCACTACCATAAAGTTTTGGATTAATAATCTTATCTATGGTTTTATTTATACCAACAGATAATCTTCTATGAGCATTTGCAGTGGCTATACCGTTGCGGAAGTATTGAACTCCATCTACACGGCCTGCCATAAATAGTGGTAGATTTTCTGCTTGCTCAAAATACTCTAATGCACTTTTAGAGTCAGTTAAACCTTTACCCTTTATACCAGTTTCAAGTATTTTAATTGCTTCATCATTATTAAAAGCAGGATGATTAAGTTTTATATCTTCAATAATTGAAGGTCTATTTGCTTCATCTGCTTCTTTAAGGGCTTTTACTTTAGGACCTAGTTGGTCGTCCCATAGTTTACGAACACCAGTCTTTTCATCTTCAAACACCATTCTGACACCAGTAGCATTAGGAAACCTTCTCATAGTTTCTGCCGCTCTAGAACCAGCACGGGCTGCAGATGATAAACCACCTGTTGCCCAAGTAAGTGGGTCAACTGCTAACTGATAAAAGAAATCAATAAAGCCTGATACGTTTTTAGTTTTGCCATCTATTAAATCTCCAGCAGCAGTGCTGGTATTTGGGTCTTTACTAAAGAATGCACGAGCAATATCTCTACCTGGAGATACTTGTGCATACTTAACACCATCTAATACTTGACGAAAATCTTCTGGATTATTAAGTGACTCTTCTAATGCTGCTAATAATTTTTCATTTAGCACCCCATTGGATGAAGATATAATTTCTCCAGGAGTCTTGCCAGAAAGTAAACCTTTTGCTACCTCTACCTTTTCATTTCCAAAGTAATTGATAACTTCAGCCAATGCGCCATGGTCAAATACTCTACGTCCGTCCCAAGCATCTTTCCAAGTTTGAACAGAAAATAAACCTTCACCCTGAGAAGCCTGACGTGCTACTAGGTATGGGGTATTAATAATTCTATTGTATGCACCAGCAGCCTTGAATATACCAATCAAAGGGCTTGCTACAACTTTACCAACAGTCTTTAATGCACCAATTGCATAATCGCTAGCATCTGGTGGTGCTTGCAAATAATCTGCTTTAGGAAATAGATACTTAAGTTTTTCCTGAACCTCTGGGTCTAACTCATTGTATTCTTTTCTTGCAGCCTCATCAGACATTTGATTTAATTTTTTATTCTTATCAACTGTCCAAGAAAACTGTTCTAATTGAGATACCTGACTTTGCGGAAGGTTTGCAGCCTTAGCAGCAGCGTATAAATTAGGATTAGTTTTGGCTACAATAAAATTAACTTTTACAGCCATTAGTATCCTTCGTCAACTAATTGTCTATATACCAGTTCTGCATCGCCTGATGGGTCATATGCAATTAAGTTTCTAAATACATCTGCAATTGTATATGCTTGATTAGGTAATGTTCCTAATGCATCTGAACCAGGTCCATCACCTCGGTCAATACCAGCAGTAATAGGCTCATTAGGTCTAGCAGTAGGTGCTAGTAATGGTGTTGGCATTTCCATTTTAGGAATTGGATTACCAGCCATAGGTACTGCTACTTGATTTGAGTAAGTTTCTTGTCCTTGTCCGTATGGTAATCCTGGGATGTAGGTTGCAGGTTGTGTTGGACCCCCGTCAGTGCGTTGACTAAGAGAGCCAGGGCCTGATACTGGTGCTGGGTTACTTGGTTTTCTATATCCACCTTGCTGTGCCACACTTCCTCCTACTTAGTAAATTGTGTTTTAACATTTGCGGTACCACCGCACCACACATTGTATTGAATTGCTATATTGATTGCTTTTTTTGCTGCACCACTTGCTTTTGCATGGGTTTTAGTTTCTAACTCCATTGCTGCTAATGCACCAAGGGCTAAGGTTCCACCAGAACCTATTGCGTATAAACCTTTATCATCTCGCATATATCCATAGTCATCACTAACTTGATATAACCTACCGTTAAAACAAACTAATGCATCCCAACCTGAATCATCATCTGGTTTAGATTTAGGTGCAGGTTCATATCCTGCATCAGTTAAAGTTTGTTTAATAGATGGTAGTACTCTAATCATCATAAATCTATCTGGGTCTTGTGTCTTAATTACTTTAGGTGGTTGCCATAAGTTATTAAGAATATCTCCTACAATTGCATCGCCTGCAACTGCAATTAGATACTCACCAATCTTAACTATTTTGTCGCAGCCTTTGGCTACATACGGTCTATCTTGGTATGAGGTTACAGTATCTGCACCTAATACAGCCCAACCTTTACCTTGAATACCTACAATTGCAGTCATAGTCCCCTACTTAGTTATCTTCTTACTACTGTCCTTGCACTTGCACTAGCCTGTCCACCTGCGGTCAAACTAGATAAAAGACTTTGTAATCCACCTTGTGGTTGTGGAGAAGGGATGCCTCCTACTGGAGCAGCGGGAGCAGGGGACGTTTGCTCAACCTGAGGGGCGCCAGCAGGAGGTAATTCTTCAGGTTTGAAGATTTCTTCAATTGCATCCTCAATTGCTACTCCCTTTTGACGGGCTTTAATTACATCTGAAATCTTAACAATGATATCAGATGGGTCCATTCCTTGTGTAGCCATTTGAGGTATTGCTTGAGTATATGCCCCTAACGCACCCAGTAATGAGTTACGCATTTCTTCAATCTCAATCTTCTCTTGTTCTTGAGTTACGTTAATACCAAATGGTAGTTCACGCATAACCATGTCTTTAGAAATAATCTTAGCGCCTAATGCTTGCAGCATGAAGATAAGTCCCTGTGCTGGATTAAGACCAGCAAGCATGCCGTATCTAACATCGGCTGAATAATCTTTCTTGATATCCTTTGATGGTTTGTAATCAATGCTGTATGGAGAACCAGCATCTACACCACGAACTGTCTTTTCAAAGTCAAAGAACTTCTCATCTACTTCAAAGCAGACAGAGATAACATCCTTAAGTGCTGAAGCAAAAATAGCCTGAGCAGATTTAACCTGTGTATCAAAGCCACCCATAAGGGCTTGAACGCCTTGACCAGTAATAATACTTGCATCAAGATTACCAGTACGTGACTCTGGATAACGTGTACCAGTTCTTAACTCTTGTTGTAATAATGATTGTTCAGTAAATGCACCATTAGGTATAGGAAGTTCAACACGTTTTACACCTGCTGGGTTATTGGTACGAATAATTGCATCGCCACCAAATTCAATTTCTTGAACATCTTGTGGAACAACAATTGGTGATTGAACAGATTTCTCTGCTGCTTCCATCGCAAGTAATGCGAACCTATTACGAAGTAGTTGGATACCTAGTACATCATCAAACTGTCCACGCATCTCACCATCAACGCTTGGTCTTTTAGCAACAACAACCATCATCTTTCCAAGCGGATTAATTGCTTGTGAAAGAACTAGATTGCTACGGCTAGGAACATAAATAACAGATTGGTCTTTGTCGTAATAACGAACAAAGTCAACTCTAGCCATTAAGTTTTGTTGATAACCATCTGGTCCCAGTAATTGCATTTCATATTCTGGGAACTGTGATACTAACTCAGCGATTGATAGTTCATATCTTTTAGCGAAGGCAATGCAACGTCCGTAGCGGTCAAACTCTGGGTAAGCCCCAATTGGACTTTCTACTCTGATACGTGGCAGCCCTGCTTCTTCGTCTAATTCAATAATGAAAGGGACGAAACCGAATGTGATGTAATGGTCTGCACCTATGTACATCTGCACTTGTAAATCTGAATGAGCAAAATAGTTAGCAGCAATGCGAGTACGCTTATCGGCAAAAGAACGAGCACGGTCACTAACCTGATTAGCCGCCGAGCAGTTAACTGCTGGAAGCGGGGCCATAACTTCTGACAAGTCTCGAGCAACAATGTCAATAAAATTTGCAACGACATTTGCATCTACACCTTCTGGAAAGAACTCTGGATATACAGATGCAATTTTACCTTTACGGACAGCAAGTACATCTTGCGCTCTTGCATCTCTATCGGCAGCACGGTCTTTAAGAGAATCTACCCTTGCTGCAATTTGGCTTATTGATAACAATTATTTGCCTTTCTTAAGATACTTACTTCTATCTATTGGCTTTCCAGTTTTTCTTTCAATCTCTTTAAATGTTTTTTCTCTTAACTTTGCTAAAAACTCTGGAGATGGTCTACCACCACGGGCTTCTAGTTCTTTTTCTCTCTTAGCCTCAGCACCACGAATTTGATAAGTCTTTTGTTTGTTTGTTAATTTTTTAACAGCCTTACCTACTTTTTTAATATTAGCCATTATCTGCCCCGTCTATTTCTTTTTTCTACTTGTTTAACTTTCTTTTCTGCTGCTTTAATTTCTTGTAAGGCTTTTTTAACTCTTCGGTCTGCTTCTTGTTGTTGTACCTTAAAAGCAAGTGGATTTACTCCACCTTCGTAATAATCACGTTTTCCAACTTCACGTAAAATTTTAGTTTCTAACTTTGACAAAGGTCTTGGGCGTGGTTCACGCTCATCTATTTTAGAAGTAAACTTTAAACCTGATGGACGATTTTTAGGTCCAGGTGGATTAATTGGTCCAGTATATTTTTTAGGTTTATTTGCAGGAACGCCAGTTCCTTCTCTAACGGCTTTCTTAATTCTTTCTTGATAAATACTATACTTACCAGGTGGTGGTGTAATTTTTTTAACAGTAATTTTTTTAGATACACTTTTACTTGGTCTAGTTGGAATAGTTCCGCCAGAACGTTTAAAAGCAGTTAAAGTATTTTCAACTTCAAAACCTGCACCAACACGTCTTGTACGACTTGTGCTACCAATAGGCCTACGTGCTTCACG